ATTTGGGTATTGCTATCAGTAAAATTATTACATTGGAAATGCTTAAGAAATGAAGAATCAATTATGGGTTGAAAAATATCGTCCAAAGTCTGTAGACGAATATGTTTTTGTTGATAACAAACAAAAAGAACAAGTACAGGGTTGGATAACAGACGAATCAATTCCTCATTTATTGTTTAGCGGTGATCCCGGTACAGGTAAGACAACACTTGCAAAGGTTCTCATAAATGAACTAGGTGTAAGTGAATATGACGTATTGGAAATAAACGCAAGTCGTGAGAATAGTGTTGATGTTGTGCGAAACAAAATATTAGGTTTCGCACAGACTATGCCTTTTGGTGCATTCAAAATTGTATTACTGGATGAGGCAGATTATTTGACCCCACAAGGTCAGGCAGCATTACGTAGCGATATGGAAACATATCATCAAACATGTAGGTTCATACTTACATGTAACTATGAATATAGAATTATTCCTGCACTCAAAAGTCGTTGCCATCAGGTACATATTAGTAAAACTGATTTAGCAGAATTTACAGCACGTGCGGCTACAGTTTTGTTAAATGAATCAATTGATTTTGACATTGATGTGCTTGACACATATGTTCGTGCAACATATCCAGACTTGAGAAAATGTTTAAATCAACTACAGGTTAATAGTAGTACAGGAAAACTTGTTGCGATACAAGAAGTAGGCAACACAGAAGATGATTTATTAATTAAGGCTACAACACTTTTTAAACAAGGTAAAGTATTAGAAGGTCGTCAAGAACTCATGCAATATCTAGATATGTATCCTACAAGATTAGAAGATATCTATCGTTGGATGTATAATAATCTAGATTTATGGGGTAACACACATGAAACACGTGACGCTGCTATCATCAAAATTAGAAACGGATTAGTTAATTTATCTATGGTTGGCATACCAGAAATTAATCTAGCAGCTACATTAGCGGAGCTTACAAATTGAGATATTTTTTAATAACATTTAAGAAAAAAGCCGGTGGGCAAATAGATGAAGAGGCTGCTGTCGTTAAGCATTTACGCAACTCTGACATTCAAACATGCAATATCATTCTAGACTTTAAAGAACGTAGTGTAGATAGGTGCATGATTGATGGTAAAAGAATGGATACGGATTGGAACACTATAGTAGAATACTATAAGAAAGTATATCCATCTATTCTTCAAAACTTAGAAGATTTAAACAAAGAGGGGCAATAAGCCCCTCTTTTTATTGATACATAGTTAAAATATGTTCAATTAAATGATGTCGTTGAACATCTTTATAATTAAAATGACAGACCTCAATACCTTTTACCCTACAAGTTTCTAATCTGTTTTGTAAGTCTAAAAGTCCATTGTCTGGTTTTCTCCTGTCAGTTTGCTCAATGTCTCCTGTAATCACAATTTTTGTACCAACTCCGATTCTAGTCATAATCATTTTGAGTTGGTTAGGAGTGCAATTTTGAGATTCGTCTAGAATTACAAAGCTATTTTTGAAATTTCTACCTCGACAAAAGGCTAGGGGTGCAATCTCTATGATTTGTTCATCTAGCATGTGGGTTATTTCCTTGGCTGTGTAAAATTCACGAAGTACATCAAAAAGTGGTCTCGTCCAAGGTTCCATTTTTGCGTTAATATCCCCTGGCAAAAATCCATGTTTCTCATCATCAACACCCACAGCAGGTCTTGTCAATAAAATCTTATCAATTTCTTGTGATTTTAATGCTTTGATTGCTGCTAACATAGCCAAATAAGTCTTTCCAGTTCCAGCTGGTCCTGTCCCTATAACAATATGTGTATCAGGATTTAATAATTCTAAGATATATTTTTCTTGGTTAGTTGATTTTGGTACTAGTTGAAGAATTGTTGATTTTTTTGGTCTATGAGTGTCAAAGTGTATCGTTTTAGATTCGTGTGTGTAGAAAGTTTGGTCTGTGTTTTTTCTAATATTTGTCATTTTTGCGTCTGCTTTTCTTAAAGCGCCAGTCTTTCTCTTGCTCAAGTTGCTTCTCCTATGTGAAATGAGTACGTGACTCATCTTTATTTAAAGGACTGGTTTATGTCTTTATTAGTAGACTTTTTGAGCATTTAGGCACGATAAATATTAAGCTGTCCAGTAACTTTTTACATATCCATAAGTAACTCCCTTCCTTGATAAATACAATACTATGAAGAATTTACCTGCGACCGAATTTTTTAAAGATATTGATTATGTTAGTGTTATAGATACTATAAAGGGTATCTACACAAGCGATGGATCAATGTCAACATTACTCGATTTTGAACGTGTTTTAGATGAAGCTGACCTCTATGCTTTTAAGAACTGGGATTTGGGAGAGCTAGTTGATGGCCCAGACATTAAGAAGTATTCTGTGGCTTGTGTGTTCATGTACCCACTTAATTTGATGCCTGACCCAAGGGGAGGAAAAAGATTAATTGGTGTAGGGTGCAATGTACACTTTAAAAAGACAGAGATAGAGATACCTATTAGAATTGAAACCCCCGATGATTATAAACCAGGCACACATTATCCAAAAATGATCAAGCGAAAAGTTTGGTTAGTCCGTATTGAAATGCCAAAACAATTAATGAATGAAATACGTGAGGGCTCTATTGACTTAGCTGACCAAACTATCAACTTAGATGAGTTGGATGAGGCATATGAAAAGGATTATGATCAGGAAACAAAGCAAGACGATCAATTAAATCAAGATATGAATATGGGAGGTGGAATGCCAATGCCAGGACCAATGCCAGGCGGGGCGCCAGCTCCAATGCCGGGAGCACCAGTATGAACAAACTAACTGAGGGAGTTGATTACAAGGATTTTGTAAGACAAATTGTACCTACACTTTCAATAGACGAATACGAAGCAAAAACAGGTACTGACGATGAAACAGTCACATTAGCTTTCACAGTAAAAGGTAGAGAAGCGAGTCAAGATTTGGCTAGTTGGTTTGAAAAAGGATATGATTTTGTAATTGATGCTCAGGTCAGTAAGGGCGAGATAAGACGCGGTACACACATCGTTTTTGTAGAAATGGAACGCAGAACCAAAGTTCCAGAAAGAATAATAGAAATGCTAGAAGATTTAGAAACACTAACTAATCTTGAATTAGCAGACTGGAATATTGAAATTAATGATATTGAGATAGAAGCAGACATAGACCAATTAAAAGATCAAATTATTTTATCACCGCATTTATACAGAGAATCAAAAGAGACAGATTTAAATGAAATGCGTGAGTTATCTGGCTTAGAGCCACATAAACTTTTCGGTGATCAGGACGCAGAAGTAAAAAACTTTAAAGCAATGGCAGGATTATAAGGAGCAAACATGGGAACAACTTTATTAGCAAGAAAAGCAAATGGTGAAAATCCATTTGGGACAAGTGATGATCATCACACATCAATGGCGAATGACCCAACTATAAGTCAAATACCAGCAGGTAGTAGTTTTGGTGCACCAGCACAATCTGCACCTGCGTTTTCAAATACAGGAGCAAGTATGCCAGTACAACAACCAGTACTAACACAAGCAGGTGATAATGCAGCGCAAGGTGCAGATTTTGTAAAGAATGATAACACAGATTGGATCAATAAAAAATGGCGTCCAGTTATGGGTTGGGTGTATATGGCAACGTGTACAGCAGACTTTGTTGTATTCCCAATTTTATGGAGTATACTACAAACATTACAAGGTGGTCAGGTCACAATGCAATGGCAACCGTTAACATTGCAAGGTGCAGGTTTGTATCATATCGCAATGGGTGCAGTTCTTGGTATCGCAGCATACGGTCGTACAAAAGAAAAAGTAGCCGGAGCAGCGTAACCATAAATATTTGATTACTAACAAAGGTATGTTATAATCAATTATGGACCATTACAAAACATTAGGCGTTGACCGTAACGCATCACCAGACGAAATCCGTCAAGCATATAAAAAACTAGCAAGTATTCATCACCCAGATAAGGGTGGTGATACTGCTAGATTCCAAGAAATTCAATCAGCATACGAAACATTAAGTGATCCTCAAAAGAAGAATGAGTATGATATGCCTAGGGGAGGTTTCCCAGGCGGAGGATTTGCGTTTAATGGATTCCCAGGTGGATTTAGTTTCCAAACAGGACCAATGAATATTGATGATATATTTGGTCAAATGTTTGGTCACAGACACCATACTCCTACTTACAAAACAATTGTAAATCTTACGTTAGAACAAGTGTATAATGGTGATCAACAAACACTAAATTTTTCAACAAATAACGGACCTCACAGTGTACGCATTGATATACCTAAGGGTATTGACAATGGACAACAATTACGTTACGATAACTTAATACCGAACGGAGTGTTAATAGTAGAGTTTAGAATTTACGATCACCCAAAATTTCAAAGAAATGGATTTAACTTAACAAGTGAAATTGAAGTTGATGTATTAGATTTAATTGTTGGAACAACTATTGATTTTCAAACTATATCTGGAAAAACTTTTAGTGTTTCAATTAAACCCAAAACACAACCTAATACCACACTACGTATTGCAGGGCAGGGTCTAACAAATGGACAATATAACGGAGACCAATTGTTATTGATAAAACCGTTTGTGTCTGATAAAATAGACAATGATATTATTATCAGTATTTTGAAATCAAAAAACAAAGGAAACTAAATTGAACAGTTCTGTAGAAATCGAATCAATCATTGAACAAGCTATTGTTTTGGCTAAAGATAGATGCCATGAGTATTGCACAGTAGAGCATCTACTACTTGCACTTGTAACACATACCCCATTTAAAAAATGTTCAGAACAATTTGGTGTCGATGTAGATAATCTGTCAAAAGAACTGATTGCGTATTTGGATAGCCTACGATATATTGTAATTAATGTTGATCAAGGTCAAGAAGTTCATCCTAAGAAAACAAACAGTCTTGAACGTGTGATTAACCGTAGTGTAACACAGGTGTTATTTACAGGTAGAAAAAATGTAACAACGGTCGATCTGTATCTAAGCATTATGAGTGAAAACAACAGTCATGCTCATTATTTTTTACTGAAGTATGGGATGACTAAAAATGAGTTTGTACCACACTGGCAGAAAACATATAAAGGTGCAGAATATTCTGGTAACCTCACTGATAGTCAAGCAAACGAAATCCTTGATGAATATACTATCAATCTAACTAAGATGGCTCATGAAGGTAAACTTGAGCCACTAATTGGCCGTAGTACAGAATTAAATGATATCATTAATGTTCTTGCTAAACGGTTTAAATCTAATGTATTGATGGTAGGTGATCCGGGTGTTGGTAAGACTGCAATTGCAGAAGGTCTTGCTACAATGATTGTTGAGGATAATGTTCCTGAGTTCCTAAAAAATCACGAACTATACAGTTTAGAAGTCGGTATGCTACTTGCGGGCAGTAAGTATCGTGGTGATTTTGAAGAAAAAATTAAAAACATTATTGATGCATTGAATACTAAAAAGAAAGCTATCCTTTTTATTGATGAAGCGCATACAATGAAAGGTAGTGGTAATACTAATAATGGTAGTATTGATTTTGCAAGCATGATTAAGCCTGCAATCACTAAAGGCACATTAAAGATTATTGCAAGCACTACTTGGGAAGAGTACTACGAAAGCTTTGAGAAGGATCGTGCATTGATGCGCAGATTCTATCGTGTTGGTATTGATGAGCCAAGTCACGATAGCACTATTCGTATCTTACGTGGATTAAGTCAAAGACTAAATGATTTTCATAATGTAAAAATTTCTGAAGAAGCAATTGAGGCAAGTGTTGATTGTTCTTCACGTTACATCCATGATCGTAAGAATCCAGATAAAAGCATTGACTTGCTTGATGCAGCCTGCGCTAAACAACGTGTGTTAGAAAACAAGGAGGCAGAAATCACTAAGGAGCTTATCTACGAACAAGTTGAACGATTTACAGGCGTTCCTGCAGATAAACTTAGTAATGACTTCAGTGATAGAATTAAAAACCTTGAACAAAATGTTAAGGATAAACTATATGGACAAGACGATGCTGTAAACAAGGTTCTTGAAAGAATATATGTTAGCTTTGCAGGCATCAATAACGAAACTAAACCAGTTGGCAGCTTCTTGTTTTTAGGTCCTACTGGTACTGGTAAAACTGAACTTGCTAAACTTCTCAGTAAGAATCTTGACATGCCATTGCTTAAGTATGACATGAGTGAATATGGTGAGAAGCATAGTGTTGCTAAGTTGATTGGCGCACCTCCTGGTTATGTTGGCTACGGTGAAGGTAATCTAGGTGGTGGTAAACTCATTAATGACCTAAGCAAGAATCCATATTCAATTATGTTGTTTGACGAAGTTGAAAAAGCACATCACGAAGTGTTTGACATTTTCTTACAACTACTTGATGAAGGTCGTGTGACAGGAAGCAATGGTAAAGAGGTAAACGCTAAAAATTGTATCATTATCATGACAAGTAATTTGGGTGCAAGTGATAGTGAACGTAATGCTATTGGCTTCGGCGCACAAGAAAAAACTGGTGAAGATGAACGTGCAATGAAGGAGTTTTTTAAGCCTGAGTTTAGAAACCGTCTTGATTTAGTTTGTAAGTTTAACAAATTAGATTCACTTGCGATTAAGAAAATTGTCGTTAAGTTCACTGAGGATCTTAAAAAGTCACTAAAGAGTGCTCACGATATTACACTAACCCTTAGTGAACCAGTGGTAGATTATCTTGCAGAAAAAGGCTATGATAGCAAAATGGGTGCTAGACCACTGGCACGTAAGATTGATGAATTAATTAGAGTTCCATTATCTAAAAAGATTGTATTTGAAAACGTAAAAAATGCAAATATCTTTGCTATAATGAATGGAGAAGAAATTGAATTTACAGTAACGCCAAAAATTACTGCATTTGTAGGATATGACGGAGTGATTACAGTTGAATAATTTACGTGTAGTTAAAAAAACTAAACTCTTTTTCAACAAATACAAATATAGGGCAGTTATTTGTAATCCTGATTTTCATCTTATTCGTTACTGCAAAACTGAAGAACAGTTACGTAATACTATTACATATAGACAACAATCAGGTATATACTTCTATCATAATCAAAGATCGGATAAAATAGATACTATTCCATTAAATAAATTTATTCATTGGAGAAATAATCAAAGTAAAGATATTACTATTCGGGTTGATTATGATATGATAAGCGTTTATGGCAATGATTTATCTAAACTACAAACCTTAGAATATGTTGACACAAATGTTGATTATTCCGAAGTACAATTGGAGGGAGACCCTTCCGTATTAGAACGCAATAATCCAAAACATAAGTATAGAACATACTTCAAATGTAGGTCATTGCAAAATTCTGATTTACATACTGAAATTCAAAAATTCTTACAGTCATACGAAAAATCTGTATATCCTTGCGGGGCATTACGCAGATGGGCATTTGAGTTGAGAGATGGGCAAAATTGGAAGAAACACTACTTAGAAGCAAGCTTTTTTATAGATTATGATACCGAATCTATCCAAACTATGTTGGGACTGACTTTTGACAGATACCTAGGGAAAACCTATAAAGTAGAGCAGCGAGACTGATTTTGATAAATACTCTATTAATGGAGTATTTACCATGGCAAAAATCGTAGAAGATGTAATAGTAATTAAACTAAGCAAAATTGTTAAAGATAGTGATCCTGCAACAGGAATAGCTAGTCCTGAAATACAAACTGCGCTTGAGCAAGTAGTTCAGGAACTAGTTGGTGATTCAGTAATAGTGGAACTGGTGCAAGCATAATGTCACAGGCCACTACCCTTATATTGCTTTCTCAGACTCCGTTTGGATCAGGTCCAAACTTAGTGGGAGAAAAGCAGCCCGCAGCTTCCTATTATTTAGGTAAAAGCGACTTACAAACACTTACTTGGAACTTCACTAACGTTTCAGCGACGGTAGTTATACAGGCAAGTTTGTCAGAAAATCCAACGAATACAGATTGGTTCAATGTCTACACATTGAGTCCTAGTTCTACAACAGAACTGGGATTTTATAATTTATCTGGTAACTTTGTTTGGTTACGTGTCAACATCACAAACTTTACTACCGGTGTCATACAATATGTAAAGGTAAGTTACTAATGTCTACTATAGTCACAGAAGGCGGGAACGTAGTTCCAGACGCAAAACCAGTAACAAGAAAAAATGTACAAACTGTTGTAGATAATCTACAGAAATTAATGCCTAAAGGTATTCGTGTACATCCTATAGGCAGTGCAGGTAAAAAAGATGTAAGTAGTGACATGGATGTATTGATTGACGCAGGAGAATTGATGACTGTATTTCCTGCTAAAGAATTAAAATTGAGTCGCAAGGCACTAGAGGAATACTTCCAATCTAAAGGAATGTTTGCTGCACGTAGCGGGGTTAGTGTACATATTGGTGTACCAACAGGTGAAGGTAATGACGTAACACAAGTTGATATTATGGCTGTAGAAAATGCAGCAGACGTTGTTCCGTTACATACACATGATTATAGTAGAGATCCTGCAATGAAAGGTGGAACATTACATGGTATGTGGGCGGACTTAACTAATATGAGTTCATTACCAGAACATCCTAGTTTGATGATGAGTCCATATAAGGGTTTAGTAGACAGACAAACAAAAGAATTAATTACAAGTAATAAAGATAAGATAGCAAAAATTATTATTGGACCTAGTGCAAGTGCAGAGGATATGGGAAGTGTACATGCACTATTAACTGCACTACGTCAATACCCAGACAAGTACAGAGCAATAAAAGATAAGTGGGCACCTAACTTAGAATTAAATGAAGATAATTCTTGGTTTAGATATTTGTTAAATGTGTTAAAATGAAAATACAATCATTACTAGAGGCAGCAGGGCAAGTAGGTCGTAAATATCAACATATTGAGGACTTAGTGATTGCCAACGGTAGTCATGGAGCAATGCATGCCATAGAACGTCTAGATAATATGATTGACAGATATGATTCTATTGAGTTAAAGTGGGACGGTATGCCTGTAGTATATTGGGGCCGTGATGATAATGGTACATTTTATATGATACCAAAAAATGCATGGCAATATTTAAAATCAGGAACAATGCAAACAAAAGCGGGAGCCCCTACATTAACTAAAAGCCCACAAGATGTAATGAAATTTATATTGGGTACAGGCGGAGAGGCTGATGCAAGCCGTATGCAATTCGCAAAACAGTTTGCAAGTTTATGGCCTTACTTAGAAAAAGCAAGTCCTGTGCGTGGTTTTTTAGAAGGTGGATTATTATTTTATCCAGGTACAAAACCAGATGGACAAAGTGCTATGCCTGTATTAAACAAGAATACAAATACATATGATTTTAAACCTAACATAACAGCATTCCATGTTCCAGTTGATAGTGATTTAGGTAAAAGAATATCAAAAGCAAAAGTAATGATAGCTGCAACAGGATATTATGACAAATTGGGTAGTAGTGAGGAAGGTAGATATGAGGATGCTCAACAACTTTCTACTCCTGAAACAATAGTACAAGGTACTACATATGCTGAAGAATTACCAGGTGTTGATAAATCTGGATTACAAAATTTATCAAAGTTTATACAAGCAAATGCACAGAAAATAGATAATTTTCTATCACCTAAGCCTGGCATGAACAATCCAGGTGGTGAATTATATACATATTTAAATCAGCATTTAAGAACAAGTGGGTTGTTAAGAGATTTTCCTGCATGGGCGCAACAAAACTTAAGCGCAAAAAAAGCACAAACATTATTAAGTGACCCTGAAGGGTTAAAAGCAACATTAGGTGCGGTAGAAGCTATAACTAATGAAAAAATGAAAGTGATTAAATCACTAAGTTTGGGATTACATGGCGGTATAATGCAAACTAACCCAGAAGGATATGCACAAGCACATCCTGAAGTTAATTTCAAATACCCACTGCCCGGACAGTTTTTAAAATTAATAGATCAACTTAGTTGGCAACCGAGAAAATTATGATACAACGTACAAAAGGTAAAACAGCAGTAGTAGGATGGGGTCGTGGCATGGGACATAAAGGTCACATGTTATTAGCTAGTGCGGTTATACATCAAGCAAAGGCTATCAATGCTACACCTATTTTTATTTTGAGTAGAACAAGTTTAATAGATCCTAATACTGGTGATTTATGGGCTGATACCAAAAAAGTTAGATCAACAAAAGACGATCCATTGACTCCACAAGAAAAACTTGCAATATATCAGAAGACATTTCCTGAAAACGCAAAGATTTTTACTGTAGCAGACGGTGAATCAGGATCACTTAACGATGCATTAGCAAATTTGGCTAAGCAAGGATTCAGTAATGTTGTATTAGTAGTTGGCGCAGATCAAAAAAATGCATTCCAATATTTGGTAAATCCAAGCAAAGATGGTTCAATACCATATCAACAAATGGGTTTACAAAATTTAGTAGTTATGAGTAGACAAGAAACACAAGCACCCGGTAGTGACATAGAAGGCCCAAGAGCTACTCCTATGCGTCAGGTTCTATTAGACCCGAACGTTAGTGACGAACAAAGGTTTGCAGTATGGCGAGATGCTATGCCAGACAGTTTAAGTGATAAGGAAGTGTTTGATTTAATGCAGAAAGCGCAACAAAGATTAGGTAGAGCAGAACAAGTTGCACCTCCTAAAGCAGCTAAATTAAAAGAATTTATTCAGCGTGTTCGCCCTATGCTTAAAGAGGCAAGCATAGAAAAGAAAGTACAGGTTCTTAAATTTATTAAAGAATCAATGTTGAAAGAATTTGTAGATACATCAGGTGATGGCGGTAAAGAAGATCCTGACTCTTTTCCATTAAATAAATTTGCTGATATTATAGAACAATACTTAGGTCGTGGATATACAAGACAGGATAGAGAAAAACCTGAACAAGTTAGTGTGAAGTTTGAACCAAAAGACAAATCTCGCAACGGAGCAATACTTTACAGTGTAGTGGGCAAGCGAGGTGAATACCCTACTGTTAATATTCATTTACTTGACTATGAACAAGGATTCGGCAGAGGTCGCAAAGCCGGTGTTGCAATACCAAAAACTAGAGACAATGCACTTAAACTAGCAGAGTTAATTTTTAATGCACAGTTAAACGAATTTGAAGTGAATGAAGCAGAAGAACCATACAATCTACCACAGCGACATACTATGGATTACGGAATGCGTAAAACAATGATTCATCGTTTGGCTAAAGCTACAGACTATGAAATCAGCGCATTAAGTCTAGCTAGTGACGAAGAATTAACCGATTTGTACAAACAAGTATTCCCAGATCAAGATATAAACGAAGATTATCTAGACGAAAAATAATTTGACCAACAAATCCTCATGTAAATAATAGTACATTTTCATGAGGATCAAATGGCTAAGAAAAAACAAACCCAAGAAGCTACTGTCCCTGTAGAGCAGGTTCAGGAAGCAATTCAAGAAATACAAGAACAAGATGCTCCAGCAGCTCCTGCTCAAAATCAAGTACAAGTTAACGTAGACTTCTTAAAAACTACCCGTGTACACATAGCTATGCCATGCTATGGTGGTATGTTGACCGAATCTACATTTATGAGTTTCATTAAATGGGCTAATACAGCCCGTCAATTGGGGATTGACTGGACATTGGAAACAATGGTTAACGAAAGTCTAATCAGTCGTGCCCGCAATACACTAACTGCAAAGTTTTTAGACCAAGCTGAATCAACACACTTATTCTTTGTTGATGCTGATATTGGTTGGGAGCCATGGCACTTGTTAGTATTATTGAACCGTGACAAAGACGTTATCGGTGGACTATATCCTATGAAGACTATGCCAATCAAGTGGGTAGTCAATGGATTTGAGGGTGCCGAAGAAGGTCCTGATGGACTACAAGAAGTTAGTAAAGCAGGCACTGGTTTCTTACTAATGAAGAAGCATGTATTTGAGAAACTAAATGTTCACCCTGCAGTTAAACAGTACAAGAACGACATTGGTCTAGATCCAAAGTATGACAAGTACCTAAAGACATATTTTGATACAGCAGTCCGTCAAAATCGTTACTACAGTGAGGACTGGACCTTCTGTGAAAACTGGCGTGATCTAGGTGGTAAAGTTTATGTTGATAAGCGTGTATTATTACGTCACAGTGGTGCATATGTATTCTGTATGGAAAATCAGCAACATTTGTTAAACACAATTGGACCTATGTATGTTCAGGAACAACAGAATCAAGCAGCACAACAAGCACAAGCAAGTGCAGCACCTGTTGACGCAGGAACTACAAAGGCAACAAAGAAAAGTAAAAAGACAGCATAAATTACACTGTCTCTAAGACAAGGGCTATAGCAGACATCTGTTATAGCCCTTTTTTGATAAATACTCTATGAACCTTAAGGAATTAGCTAATTTTAAACTGCATGATGCAGTATTTTTTCATGACCAACTAAATCCAGTGATTTTTTTGGGAGATAAGATGCGCCCCGAAGTCAGAACCCAATTAATTTTAATTGCTGAAGATTTTATAGATCATTTGGGAATCCCGCATTTAGAAGTAGAAGATGTAACAGTTTCAGGGTCGAATGCAGCTTACACCTACACAAAACATAGCGACATTGATCTACATATTTTAGTAGATATGAAAAAATTAAATGATGATATTATCTACCGTGAGTTATTTGATGCTAAGAAAACTATCTATAATGACACACATGACATTCAAATAGGTGGATATGACGTTGAACTATATGTACAAGATACGAATCAACCTGTAATCAGTTTGGGTGAGTACAGCGTTGTAAATGATGAATGGATTAGATTACCTAAGAAACATCGTTCTAATTTAGACCAGGCTGCTACTAGATTAAAATTCAATAAACTAGCAAGATTAGCAGAATTGGCACTAAAGAATGATGATGAAAAAAGAATAAAAAATTTGTTAAAAACAGTCAAAAAATACAGACAAGCAGGACTTGATATGCATGGTGAATTCGGGCCTGAAAATTTAGCATATAAAGCACTACGTAGTAAAGGCATTCTTAAAAAATTATACGATAAGATAAATTCACTACATAGCGATAATTTAAGTTTAGCCGAAGAAGAAAAATTATTAGATAAACCAACTCAAACACTAAGAAAACTTGCTAGCAAACATCATGTATTAATTCAAGACCTATATCAACAACTAAAAAAGGGTATAGGTGTTGAAATGGAACATACTAACCATCCTAGTGTAGCAAGAGAAATAGCAATGGATCATTTAGCTGAAAATCCATATTATTACGATGAATTAAATAAAGTTGGTTTAGAAGAGGGAGCGAGTGGGTATATACCTAGTCCTAAACAAAAAAATGACCCTCGATATAAAACAGGATTAACAGTAGATGTTACTCCATATAGCATACAAGATAATGCTAAAAAATTAGGTAGTAAAATAAGTAGGGCAGGTATACCACCCTTACTAAGACCATAAAAATTATAAGGAAAAAATCATGGCAACACTAGATCCATATCAGTTTATCGCAGATCAAGCGGCAGCGTCTGCTAATGTAGCAAGTACTCAAGCAAACGTGGCAACTGCTGCTGCTACAAGAGCAAATGTATCTGCTACAAATGCAGCACTTTCTGCACAACAAGCAAATAGATCAGCGGTGCAAGCAAGTGGTTCAGCCTCTCTAGCTGCAACATACGCCAACACTGCAAGAACAGCAAACACAATTTCTTTGACAAGTGTTACAAATCAAGCTGCCGGCGCCTCAGGTTGGGTGCAATTTAAATCGGGAAATGGTTTTAGTGGATCAGGAAATTTTACATTTAATACAAGTAATAATTCATTAAGTATTAATGGAAACGTCACTGCGTTGCGAGTAACTGCAGGTAATGCAATACTAACAAATGTCACCATGACAACTAGCAACACTATCGGTGTTTTGCAAGCAGGCACATTAAGTACCACAGGTAATGTAATAGCTGTTGGAGCAGCATTTAGTACATTAAGTGTTTCCGGTTCTATTATTGGTAATGGAGCAGGATTAACTGGAGTAGCTAGTTTAAATAGTCCCGTGTTTACAGGAACACCAAGTGCACCAACTGCAGGCTTTGGAACAAGCACTACGCAAATAGCTACAACTGCTTTTGTTAATCAGGCAATTTCTAATATAACTGGTATAACTGGAAATAGTTTTTCTGTAACTGGTAATATTGTAACATCAAATAATGTCGTTGCCTCAGGAGTACTAACATCAATTGGTAATGTAACCGGCGGTAATTTAAGAACAACCGGCATCGTAACTGCAACAGGTAATATTTTGTCAGGTGGCAATTTAACTGTTGGCGGTAATGGAACATTTTCTGGAGTTATTATTGCATCTAGTTTAACATCAATTGGTAATGTTCAAGCTGGTAATCTACGTACAACTGGTGCAGTAAGCGCAACCGGCAACGTTCTTGGATCAGCCTTCTTAGGAAATATACTAAGTGTGTCATCTAACGTAACTGCCGGAAATGCTACTATCGCTAGTAGTTTAAGTGTAACTGGTGGAATAAAACAAAATCAATTTACTAAGTTAGGTAGTTCTGTTGGTCAACCTGGACAAATAGTTTGGGATACAAATTATATTTACGTATGTACAGCAACCAATGTATGGAAACGTGTAGCATTAACATCATTTTAATTAGGTAATTATGGCAACTACAGCAAATACAGCAGCAAATATTGCAATAGAAGCAGCGAACGTAGCAGTTCAAGCTGCCAATACAGCCCAAATAGCAGCCTCACAAGCGGGTGTTGCTGCGAGTAGATCGGGAAATGTAACAAATATTACAGTAATAAATCCAAATGCTGCGGGAACTCCGGGGTCATTGCAATTTGCAAGTAGCGCAAATCAATTATCTGCTAGTAGTAATTTAGTTTTTGATCCAAATACTGCTAACTTACAAATTTCAGGTAATTTAAGAGTAATACAAACAATTCAAGCAGAAACACTTCAACTAAAAAGTGCTATTGCTAACGGAAATATTCAAGCAGAAAGAATTATTGCTGCAAGGATTGAATCATTAGCAAATTTAAGTGTAGCAAATCGTGTTACATCTAATGTAGTTGTTGCAAACACTTTTGTAGGTAATGGAAGTCAATTAACTGGTGTCTTATTACAAAATAATCCAACACTCACTGGTAACGTTTCGGTTCCAAATGTTGGTATAGATGGATCTATTTTTGCTCCTGCTACCGTAGGATTACTAAAAGATGCACTTTCTTATAAGGCAAATGTTAATAGCCCTAACTTTACAGGTAATCCAACAGCACCAACATTAACTAATGTTTCTACGTCAACTAATGCTATTGCCACAACTGCATTTGTACAATTAGTAGCGAATACAAAAGCAAATTTATCAAACGTAACACTTACGAATGTTAGTTTAGTTGGTAATGTATTTGCTCCTACGTTAATTGCTAGCTCAAACACTAATGCTGTAGCTACAACACAATTTGTACAAAATCAAAAAATTAATTTAAACTTGTCTGGTATACCAACAGCACCTACACCAAATGCAAACGCTACGTCAAATCAAATTGCAACTGTTAGTTTTGCAAGAAGTTCAGGAGTACCTAGTATTATATTATCAAGAAGAATAGGCACAGACCTTAGTTTTTCAGTAGGTAGTTGGGTAACAATACCTTTTGACACATTTGATAGAAATGTGTCAGGTGCATTAATAGTAGGTAATAATTTTGATTTGCTTGCAGGTACATATGTTTATAATATTTTTATACCAGTACATTGTGTTGGTTCAGATACAATAAACAGTTTCTATACAAGATTTTTTAACGTAGATACTGGATTCGCACTACAAAATATTTCAGCAACGTCTATAGGAGATTGGTCAACTGCTACTATTACAGGCAGTGGGCAGTTCACACTTACAGGTACTACTACTATTGCATTGCAAGGTTTACAAGCTGATAGTCCTACCGCTAGAATTGATGGTTTCGCTGGTTACCAGTCAGGTATAATACAATTTTATAAAATAGCGTAATAAGAATAACAAGGAAATAAAATGGCAACAACACCAAGTCCGTATACTTTTATAAATGACACAGAAGGATTGCCTAATACAGCAAATGTCATCTATACTCAAAAAAATGCAAACAATACCAATACTCTTGTTGCCACCTACACACAAAACAATATAGACAACAACCCACAACTACAAATATTAAACAGTGCAGGTGGGGCCAATGGACAAATACAATTTAATAATGGCAGAGGTTTTGGTGGTACTAGTAATCTAACTTATACAGAATCAACATCACGTTTACAATTACGTGGCAACTTATATGTTACAGGTAATTTATTTGCAAACATACAAACTAATTTAAACAACTTTCATTTAACTGGTGGCGCAAATGGATATGTGTTGACAACAGATGGTGCAGGAAATGTAAATTGGATAAGTCCTGATCCAAATGTATCTGGATCATTATACAACGGCAATAGTAACGTTATTGTAAACGCTAACGGCAATATAACATTTAGTAGTGCAGGCGTAGCTAATGTAGTCGTTATAAGCAATGTAGGGATAAATTTAACAGGTCCAAATAGTTTACATATTGGTGGTGGTAATGCTACTAATTACCTGACAACAGATGGTAATGGTAATTTATATTGGGCAGATGACGTTCCTGTATCTATAAGTGAAATCGCTCCTGATTTGCCACAAGGACATATTTGGTTCAATAGTGATGAGGGTCGTGCTTACATTAACTATGATGGTAATAGTTGGGTAGATTTAAGTCCAGCAGTAATGCCTAACCCTGATATGTATGCGAACACAATTACATTCCCTGACGGTAGTGTACAAACTACAGCAGGTGGAGGTGGTCCTAGTGGATATGGAAATAGCAACGTAGCTGCATACTTGCCAACATACACAGGTAATGTAGGTGCAGGCAATATCAATGTTTCAAATACCGCATACACCTATAATTTAAGTGCGACAGGTTTAGCAAGTTTAACAACTGTGAGTGTGTCAGGTAATGTGAATGCAGCCTATTTAATAGGAAACGGTTCTAGTATAACTGGTATTGTCCCTACAGCCGCTACAGTAACTACAAATGCACAACCAAATATTACTGGTTTAGGCACATTATCATTTTTAAGTGTAGCAGGAAATGTAAATGCTTTAGGAAACGTCCATAGTGCATTTTTTAAAGGAAATGGAAGTCAACTAACTGGAATAACAGCAACAACAGTAGGCACACTACCAAGTCTTAGTGTAACTGGAAATACAAGAACAGGTAATTTAATTGTTACATCAAATACTGAATCTATATCACCTAGTTCAGGATCAATACATACAGCAGGTGGTATAGGTGCACAAGGAAATATAGTAGGTAATCATCACTTGTATGTTGGTCCAGGATCTAGTTTAACAGCATTTACTAATCCAGTTATGATTGGTAAAAATTCAGGTGAAGAGTATGTTCAATCCGCAATTATTAATTCAGCAGAAACTGGTTCAAGTGACTGGGTAGCCTACGGTGACAATGGTACTGAAAGCGGCGGATGGGCCGACTTTGGATTCACCAGTTCTAACTTTTCTGATCCAGCCTACACAGTAACAGGATCAAATGATGGATATTTCTTTGTTCAACCACAATCAGGAAGTTATGGTGGTAATTTAGTTCTTGCCACAGGTGATCAGGGTACAACAAATGATATTATATTCGCTACTGGTGGATTCCAAACAGCTAATATATTCGGTAGAATAAGCCATGCTAATTTAACACTTGAATTACCCACAGGTAATATTAGCATTGGTGGTAATATCACTGCAAACAATTTAGGTAATATTTCAAGTATTGATATAGATGGAAATACAAGTAACATACTTTACGGTAATGGTATTTTCGCTGCTGCACCTAGTACAACTTACGGAAACAGTAATGTTGCTTCTTTTTTAGGTGCTTACGGAAGCAACACAATTTCTACTACAGGGTCTATATCAGCAAACACAATTACACTATCAGGAACCGGTACTTCCGTTAATGCCGGCTCAGGAAATATTTTAACCAACGAAGTAACAGGAACTAAATTTAAATTCTTGAATGGCCTATATACCGCTACACTCACTGGACAAGGAGCAACAAGTAATTATTCATTGGCTCTTCCTGCAAATGCCGGCACTAATGGGCAATTACTAACTAGTGACGGAACTGGTAATTTAACTTGGACAACATCAAGTAGTTATGGTGATAGTAATGTAGCAACACTTTTAGGTAGTTTTGGATCAAACAATGTATCAACTACAGGTAATATCAGTGGCACAAATCTATTTTCTACAAACGCAGCAGGAGACGAAGGTGGAGAAATACAACTAACAAAACCACCTAACGGTACTCTTAGTGGTGGCATTACAATTGATGCTTATGTTAACAAATTAAGATTTTTTGAACAGGGCGGTAATGCTCGCGGTGCTTATATTGATCTATCACAAGCAGCCGACGGGGTTGCAACATTACTTAACAATAGAATAACTTCTGCATTTAATACAACTAGCAACGAAGTCACTGCAGATAGCATTAAAGTTGGAATAAACGGCAGCGCACAACCATACATTAAAATGGTTACTGGTTCCTCTACATTTACATGGACATCTACTTTTGTTAGATATGATGGCATAAGCCAATATGTTTCTTCAGGTGGCGGCGGAACTGGTATCCCTATAACTACATCACCGCAAACGGTGGGTACAGCCTTCACTACTGCAGGTGACTCAGGGGTAGTAACATTTATGAATCAAAGCAATGGGCAAGTTCACAGAGTGACTTATCTAGCAGGACCTAGTAACGTTGGTACAGGTGGCGGCAGTGTCATCGTAGAAAGATTAATGTAAAATAAATATAGTATAAGGAAATAAAATGGCATTACAATTCCCGCAAGATCCAACAACTGGGCAAATATTTACAGGTGATAACACAGTCACTTACATTTACACAGGTGATCGTTGGAGTTCAGCATTAGCAATATACAATGGTGTATACGAATACGCATATGAAGGTGGTAATGCATTTAATGTGTATAATCCACTTTTAGATACAGAAATAGATGGCGGAAACGCTTAAGCAGTTTACAGGAAAATAAAATGACAACAATAATTAAAATCAGACGAGACACAGCAGCAAACTGGACAAGTGCAAATCCTATATTAGCATCAGGCGAGCCAGGACTAGAAACAGATACACTTGCACTTAAATATGGTGACGGTGTAACAGAATGGAATGACCTAGAATACAGTGCTGTGGGTAATGCAGCTTATGCAGATGTTGCAAATATTGCATATAATATTGATGTTGCTAATGTAGCTAACATAGGTAATATTGCTACTGTTAACTTAGATGGTAATTCAGCTAATGCACTTAGAGGCGACGGATCGTTTGGACCAGTCGATAGCGCAGGCACTTCTATAAATAATGGACTAAGTGAAGTTGCCATAGAATCAGCAAACGGAAATGTCTTAATCAACATAAATGACGGTAGTTCTGAATGGCAATTTCAAGATAATAACAATCTAATATTCCCAGGCGGTGCATTAGTTGATACCTCCGATAGTAATTTTGAATTTCGTCAATTTGAAAATTTTAATATAGAAGCAAACTCAGACATTAATTTATATACAGGTGGTGGAAATTATCAGTGGACATTCACTGATACAGGTAACTTAACATTACCAGCTAACACTTTTAGTGTTAATTACGCAAATGGTTCACAAGTTCAGTTAGGTGGCGGCGGCACTGGTTTCACTATTGAATATGAAGTAGGTAACTTTGTTGCTAATACATCAATCAGAGATACAGGTGAAATTCAATTCTGTACTAATAGTGGCAATGCTACAACACCTGCTCTTGCTGATAAAATGTTCATTGCTGCTGGTTCTAGTAATGAACAAAGTTTAGGCGAACTTTTCTTACAATGGTCTAACAACTCATACAGTGGTACAATTAGTTTAAACGACAGTACTAATCAATTAATAATGAACATTAGCGACGGTATGATCTATCGTACCCCACAAGAACATCGTGGTTTCTATGCAGGGTTGAATCAAATTTGGGGTGATGATTGTAGCGTTAATCAATTAATTATAACAAACAGCCCGACAGTTGAATACTACAATACAGATTTTACAGTAGAAGATGATGTATTCCACGCTACAAATCTTGGTACTGGAAATATACATGTAATGTTGAATGTATATGGTAGCAGTCAGTATAATCCAATAAATCCGCAAAACTTGTGGGATACATTTACTGTATTTGTTGACAATGTATTATATGATGGTGAAACATTAAGAACTGATTTGGGCGATATTAGAACCCAGTTCTATAACAATGCCGGTAACTTCAGAGGCAATATTCCTACTACTGAACTATTTCAATATTTTAGATTTACTCAGAGTTCTGATGCCGACTACTTTGGTACAGCACCGACAACAGGTGGCAGTGGTACAGGTGCTACTGTGCGTATTAGAGTAAATCCTAACAACACTTATACTGTATTAGGTACAGCCCTTCCGGGCATTGGTTATATAGGAGGTGAAACCCTGCTTGTACTCGGAACAGACCTTGGTGGCTTAACTCCTGCCAACGATTTGACACTTTTCATTGATTCAGTTGATGGTGACGGTGTTATAACAGCAGTCAGTTTTTTAAGCGGTGGCGGTGTTTATCCTTGGCCATCAAATTATATTAGTGACGGTAGTGATGACCAGTACGACACTGGTAACTATCTCAACACAAACTTAGCGGCTGAAATCTCATATGCCAATGGTGTGACACAAACAGCATCGGCGGCATTTGGTGGCGGTGATTATTGTGTAATGTATAATCAAAGTTTCTTTTGTATGGTCACAACTGGTGCATCCATTGATGATTTATTTTATTCAGGTGACTTAGGTTTTGACGGTGATGGATTCGTTCGTTGGACCGGATTAGTCAACTTTAATGCTGCAGTTGATCCAGGTAATGCCCCCGAGTATGCTTACTTCAATTGTGAGTTCTTAGATGGTGACTTAACTATTGCTGCTGGTAATACATATACTGTAACACTAGATTCAGCAGGTATTAACCTTGATGGATTCTATACTTACTATGACAACAATTTAAATGATTATTTCTTTGGCAGTGATAATAGTTGGCGTTTAGAAAGTCAACAGAATTTGTATGTTCAAAGTTATAATGAGATGGTCATACAAACCCGTGTCAATCAGCGTGGCATAGGTGAGACAGGACCAAGTATTAACATAAATGCTTCCAGTGGAAGCCCCGGACAAAAAGAAATCAATGAGGTATCAGGTAACGGCGGTACTGTATATGTACGAGGTGGTGATGCTGGTGGTGCTGACGGTGTCAACAGTTTAGGCAACAACGGCGGTAGTGTAAACATAGATGCTGGTGCTGGTAGTGGCAGTGGTACAGGTGGTACTGTGTATATTCGTGGTGGTGGTCAAGACAACGGCACCGCCGGCGATGTTACAATATCAACATATTCAGGCGTAGTTGGCAATGGACAAGTTAATATTATAACCAACGATGGTACCGGTGACCGTAACTGGGCATTTAAGGCAGATGGTTCGACACTCTATCCTACACTAACAGTGGAGCGAGGTGATGTTAGTAGTGGCACACTGAGTGGATATACATTGCGTATGGGTATAGGCGATAACGAAGCTGTTATAACCACACCAGACGGTAGTAATGCGTTCAACAGTTCACAAAGACTTGTAATTAATCCCGGTAAAGGTGCTGATGGTACATCAGGTGAAGGTGGTGACATCTATCTATGGGCAGGACGAGGTGGTTCCGGTGATGCTGGAAATGCAATATCCGGCGGCTCGGGCGGCGACATTAAGATTCGTGGAGGCTATGGTGGCGGGGCTGACGGTGAAGGTGGATACATACGGATACAAGGTGGAGATTCGCCATCTACAGGAGCCGCCGGATATGTTGTAATAGAAGCAGGTGAAACGACTGGCGGCACTGTTGGTTATGTAAGTATAACAGGTGGATATAACAGTAATGGTGATGGTGGAAATGTCTTACTTAATTCAGGGTACGGGTCTAGTGCATATGGTAATGTAACTGTAACAACTACACCAGGAAACACTTGGACATTTGATAATAATGGCAACCTTGTTTTCCCAGGAGCAGGTGCCATAATAACTCCGAATTTCTTTGGTACTACTGCTTTTATATCAGACAATACACCAATTAATGTAGGCACTGTTGGAGCAAATGGTTCAGCTTATTTATCCTGGACTAATGATGTAGCTAATATAGCAAATTCATCTGTTGCGTCATTTTCTTTAAATACAATAGCCGGTCCAAGTAATGCTACAATTACAGTAGGAAACAATGCTAGCACAGTTTATTTTTGGAACTTTGGGTCAGACGGTAACATTCATGCAGTTGATAGTATTCCTTCTAATCCAGGTAGTCAGCAATGGGTAGGTAATAGTTCAGGTGACGGTAGCGGATACACAACATTACAATTGCGTCCAGACAATACTCTTGTAGCCGGTGATCAGTATATCATACTTGATCCTACGGGTCCTGGTCATATTCATATTAGAGCAGGCGGAACACAAGATAATAGTAATGCAAGTTTATACTTGGGTGGTGAGAATAGTCATTTCTTATTACCAGCAGGACCTAATCCAAACGCTGTTATTTCTGCTAACAATAATAGTTGGATCTTTGACACGACTGGTAATTTAACTGCTCCCGGTGGAATTTCAGCAGGCAATGTAGCAGGCAATGGTTATGCTAAATTTACTGGATCATTTGATGAATCAGAGGCTTCAACTCCTGGTATATTTTTAGGCTACGCTGGCAACACACCACGAGTAATGTTTGGCACAGGAAACACATCACAAACATTTGAAATTGATAATGACGGTGGAAATCTAAGATTCTATCAACCTGGAAATACTAAAGCTACTCTAACTTCAACAGGTGATTTATCTATTCTAGGTAACATTACTGCAAATAATTTGAGTAATATTGTAGTTTGGACAACTGCTCCTGTAGCAAATACAAGTGCAGGAACTGCAGGTCAAGCAGCATATGATGCAGGTGGTAACTTGTATGTGTGCGTCACAACAAATACTTGGGCTAAATTCTCAGGTACAACAAGCTGGTAAAATAAAGCCCCATAAGGGGCTTTATTCATTCTATAGCAAAAAACGATAAATACTAGATATATTTGGAATATATCTATGAAAATCAAACAACTCTCAGAAACGACAGCAGGTGCAGTAGCAAGTGTCGCAATGCCATTAGGATCCACACATAAAAGAACAGAAGAAGCAGCCAATCCAGCACAGCAAGCAGCAATAGCCGTTAATATGAAAAAAACTGGCAAGAAGCCTAAGAAGGTTGACGAAGGAACATATAAAGGTCCTCACGGTGAAATGGATGTTGACCGTAGCAAGAAGGGTGTTACTAAAGTAAGCAGGAAAGATTACGAAGCTTCATATCCTAATGTTGCTAATGTAGGTAAAGATGTGTCTGATTATGATTTAAATTTACATCCTAATAAGCCTCATATCAGTCTTTCAAAAGTTAAAAAAATTAAAGAAGGTGATACGGAACCACAATTCGTAGAGATAAATCCAAACAGTTTTTTAGACGATGATTTTTATGCATTTGATCCAGAAACTAAAGTACTAAAAGGTACATGGAGTCACAAGTCAGTTGGTCGTAGACACCATGAATATGAAGCACAACAAAAAGGCTATGAGGTTGTTAGCGGTATGAAAGCAAAACGTTTAGGATTAGTAAGAAAACAAAAACAAGTAGATGAAGGTGGCTTTGACATTCCAGAAATACCTAGAGCACCAACGCCAAAACCTCCCAAAGAGAAAGATGTGGCGGAAGGTGCCGGTAGAAGTTTCTTAGAAATTGTTGATGACTTTTTAGTAGATTATTCAGGCTCACAGTCAGGCGATACTTATAGCTGGACTGATGGTAAAAAAGTGATTGAAGTTGAAATGGATCCCAGTGATAACGGCACAGTGTATTGGGCATTGGGAATCGCAGGAAGAACTGGCAAAACCAATTGGGTAGAAAGTGGCAGCGATAACCCGAAAGATGCATTGCGTGTTGTAAAGAACTTTGCTAAAAATTCACTGGCGGAAGGCATGTTTGGATTGTCGGACAAAGAAAAAGGAAAAATTCAAAATATTGCCATAGAGATCAGTGACATCCCTGGCTATTGGGATTGGAAGCGTGACACCTTTACTCCATATGGAGTTTTAGCATTAGAAAAGGCTTTAGATGATAATAAACACTATGTAAAGTATGCACTAAGTTTAACAGCAGACGATTATTATTATGATTTGGAAGAAGGAAAAGATGAATCTTTACGTAAAGCTGTAACAGATTTTGATTATAACAAAAATAATCAACAACCGGTAGCGCCTTCTCCTGAACAAAAAGCACAAATAAAAAAAGACGTATCAGACTACAATAAAGAAAAAGAAGAAAAGCAAAAACAAGGTGTTAAAGAAGATTGGCAGAAAGTAAATCGTAAAGATAAAACATCTGGCATGAGCAGTAAAGCAGTCAAAGCATACCGTCGTGAGAATCCAGGCAGTAAATTAAAAACAGCGGTTACTACAAAGCCAAGTAAGTTAAAGAGAGGCAGTAAAGCTGCCAAACGCCGTAAAAGTTTCTGTGCTAGAATGAGTGGGAACAAAGGTCCTATGAAAAAGCCTAATGGTAAACCTACTCCAAAAGCGTTAGCATTACGCCGTTGGAATTGCGAGAGCATAGAAGATATGCGCAAACTAATTGAAAATGCAGAAAAGTTTATTGCAGAACACAAGCAAATTAATAACGAAAAATCACTAAGCGAAAATTTACATAAGTGGTTTAAAGAGAAGTGGGTTCGTTTTGGTCCTGACGGAAAGATTCGTGGTGATTGCGCAAGAGGTGATGACAGCGAAGGTAAACCAAAGTGTTTACCACAAAGTAAAGCACAGAACTTAGGTAAGAAGGGCCGTGCAAGTGCTGCTGCAAGAAAGCGTAGAGAAGATCCAAATCCAGAGCGTAGTGGCAAAGCAATTAATGTTGCTACTAAAAAGAAAACCAATGAAGCTGACCTTAATGAAGCATGTTGGAAAGGTTACCATAAAGAAGGTAACAAAAAAATGTTTGGTAAGACTTATCCTAACTGCGTAAAAAATACAAACGAAGAACAGCAATTAGATGAAAAATGTTGGGATACACATAAGCAAGTTGGCATGAAGAAAAAAGGCGGTAAGATGGTTCCTAACTGTGTACCAAAAGAAAGTATACAAGAAGGACATCAACAATGTCCTGAATGCGGTGGTGCAATGTACTCAGAAGAAATGATTAATGAAAAGAAAGATGCTTGTTACTATAAAGTGAAAAGTCGTTACAAAGTATGGCCTAGTGCATATGCTAGCGGAGCACTAGTAAAGTGCCGCAAAAAAGGTGCAAAGAACTGGGGCACAAAATCTGAAAGCATTGATACAAAGAGTAATATTCTTAAAGGTATGGCAGAGGCAAAACTTAGAGAAGAAGAACTATTATTAGCGCCAGGTCAAGGTGTAAGATTTAAAACTGAACTAATGCCAAAGCGTACTGATCATGAAGTTGAAATGGCTCGCAATCAATTAAGATCAAGTTTTGAAAATGCAAAAGACATTTATCAAAATATAAAAGATTTAAGTGAGATACAAGGACTTGATGGTTGGGTTCAAGCAAAGATTACGAAAGCAAGTGACTATCTTGAGGCAGTAAATCAGTACATTGAAGGTAAAAAAGAGATGCTTGAAATACAAAGTGAAGTAGATCACCAAGTTGAAGAACAATATCCAGCTCAGCAATATAGTCCAAAAGGTGTGCCATTAAAACGAGCTCCTGTAGCACCAACAAATGTGCCTCAAGGTTGGCAAGCAAATACTCAGGCAGATGGTAGTACACGTATATCCAAACAAGGAAGTATGTCTAGAGACCAGTATCAACAGAATATGGCAAACTACAAAGCACAAAACTGGACTCCTCAAAATATTGCAGATTATGACAGAAGAATGGCTTCAGGTCAGGGATATTCTGATGCAGAAAAATATGCAAATTATCAAGCTGGTGTAAAAGCAAGTGGGCGTGAGGATCCTGAGACATTAGCAATGTTAATACCAGATGAAAATGTTCGTAATCAATTACAACAACCAACAAATGAAAATAATACTGACTTTGATGACAGGTCACCTCAGGACACATATATTCAAAGTAAAACTTCTTTAACCAGTAGAGATGGTGTTGATGATATTAGCAAAAGAGTGGCGTCACTAAGTACTGACAGGCACGGAAATCAACGTGTAAGAGCAATTGATACTAATAGAGATTTGGGTGATGAAGTAACAATTAATACTATGATACCAAAAGGTGTAAAAGCTAAAATAGTTCCTCAACAAGGTAATGCAAATATAGAAGAAGCAGAAAAATTATCAGCACGTGAGAAATTCAAACGTGGATTAAAACGTGCAGGATATGATCCTGATGCCGGTGCAGATAGATTATTACGATTGATTGCTAGACAAGCAGAAGAACGTAAAGAATTTGAAAGAAAACAAAAAGAACAGGATGAAGAATTCTACAAAAATAGAAAATTAAAAGAACAAGATCCTCAACCAAATAGTAATCAACAAGATCAACCAAAGTCAAATAAATTGTTTGATGTACTAAAGAGTATAGGTGATGTTGCATTACCAGTTGGCAGAGCTATTTATGGTATGCAGGGAAGAGATGTACCAGCTGACATAAAAAGTGATGTAAAAACAATGATACGAAATAAAGTTACAGGCGAGCCAAACAAATGAAATATATAGAACTATTTGAAGGTGCAGAACCACAACTACCAGGTGCACCTAGTGGTATACAAATTATGACACCGCAACAATTTGTTGCTAAAAGTCAACAAGGTCAAGAACCAACTCCTGATGAAGAAGTTGATGAAGCTACTAAACTTCCAGCAAGCACACGTGAATTAAAAGGACAAGAACTAACAGATTATCTAGACCGTATTCGCGGCACTGCTGACATTGACAAAAAGACAGGCATGCCCAAAGTAGATAAAAAGGGCAAAGAAAAGTATATCAGTGGTAAAACTAAACTAGACAAGTACAGAATGCCCTACATTCATCGTAGTGCAGTATTAGGTTTCTATTCACCTGAAGGTAAGAAGTATGACATTGATAGATTAAAAGATGCAATGAAGCAGCGTCCTGCTAAGTTATTAAAGCAGAATGAAAAAATGAAACATAGTAATGGAGAACTAGAACAATTCTTCAATATTGGTTTCGCTGCATTAGTTGGTTCTGCTGTTGATGAAACAACAAACGAAATTATTATTGTTAACACTTGTCCTGGCGCAGGATCATGTAAAGTAGATTGCTTTGCTATGAAGGGTGGTAAAATTCAATATGATGGTCCTTGGTTAAGTGATGCACGTATTCTTACTTACTTACTAAATGACCCTGAAGGATTTAAAGCGCAACTTAATAGTGAAATTGCAAAAGAGGCAAAAGCAGGTGCAACATACAAAAAAGGTCCATACAGTGTTTCTATTCGTTGGCATGATGCAGGTGACTTTTTCAGTCCTGAATATTTAGGACTAGCATTTGATATTGCAAAAGCCAATCCTACAGTTAAATTTTATGCTTATACAAAAATGGCTAGTGCTGCTCTTGCTCAAAAGCCAGATAATTTTATTATCAATTGGAGTGAAGGTGCTCACACTAGTCAAGAAAAACAAGTAAAAGCGGCTGATCCTAATTTAGAGCGTACAAAGAACTCACGTATTGTACCAGAAAAATTATTCTGGGACTTGTTAGTAAAAGACGAAAAAGGTAATTTAGTTAAGGGCAGCGAAGGACAATGGCAAGTTCAACCTGATAAATTAAAAGAGTTAAAACAAAGATTAGGGCAAGCATATGGTATTAGTCCAAGCTCTATTCTATCATACGATGAATATACATCAAGACCAAAAACAGGTGGAATGAAATACAATGTTATTGTTGCGCCAGGTGAAGGTGATATTAGCGCAAACGATCTTGGCGTGCTAAGTACATTATTATTGAGACATTAAAATGCTATCAGACAATTTAAAAGTATTACTAGCAAGTACACAAAGCTTTGCAATTAAATCACAAAACTTTCATTGGAATATTGAAGGTAGTGATTTTCCACAATATCATGAATTTTATGATAATCTTTATAATGATGTTCACGATACTATAGACAGAATCGCTGAGTACATAAGAATATTAGGTCATTATACACCTGGAAGTTTACAGCGTTATGGTGAACTAACTATTATTCCTGATCAAACAAAAATTCCTAGAGCAGAATTAATGTTTATGGAAACATTAAGTGACATTGAAAGAATGCTTGAATTAATTATACCAATGTTCGATGAAGCAACTAATGAAAGACAACAAGGTATTGCAAACTTTTTAGCAGAGTTACAAGACTTGTATGGCAAGAAAGCTTGGTTCATTCGTAGTATTCTTAAACGTGAAAGAGCATAATGGATCCAAACACTAATCCAGATGATGATCGCCCAGTTGTTCCTTACGGAGAACACTAATGAAAGCCAAAGAGTTTTTAGAAAAAATTAACAAATATTCAGCTAGAGTCAAAGTAAAAGCTGGAGGCAACTCTACGACAGTAAATACTGTTGTGTTTGCTGATAACGCATCACAGGCACGTGCGTTATTACAAGCAGCATATGGTGATAATAGCGTAATTTCATTAGACAAGTTGAGTTAATTTATGATTGCAGAAATGGTTATTTGGGGTTTCTTTAGTGCAATGGGTTGGATGGCAGCTAATTGGACAGTGGATCAAGTAATTCAAGAAAAGAAAAAAGAAAAAGAAGAACAAGTTTGTTCTGATTGGAAAGAAGAAAAAATGCCAGACGGCACTATTCACAGATCAAGAACTTGTAATACAATAAAGGCTTCACCTTAGGACCGTGAGGGCGCGGCTGCTGCGCTATCCAAAGGAGTCGTGCCCAGAGGGTTTAAGTGAGCATTAATCTATGACAGAAATCTTATATACACTTATCTGCACACATATTACAATCGTGTGCGTAACACTTTTCTTACATCGTAGCCAAGCACATAAAGGAATAGAGTTCAATCCTATCGTAAGTCATTTTATGCGTTTTTGGTTATGGCTTACAACAGGCATGGTTACTAAACAATGGGTAGCTATTCATCGTAAACATCATAGATTTTGCGAATCAGAGGGCGACCCACATAGTCCAGTTACATACGGCATTTGGCGTGTACTATTCAAAGGAGCATTACTTTATAATGACGCAAGCAAAGATAGTGAAATGGTTAATAGTTACGGTGTTGGGACTCCTGATGATTGGATCGAGCGCAATGTATACACTCCTCACAGCAGACTTGGCATTAGTATTCTCCTTGTGTTCAACCTCATTGTCTTTGGTTGGCTGGGCGCCATAATATGGGGCATACAAATGATATGGATACCCTTTTGGGCTGCAGGAGTAATTAATGGTATTGGTCATTGGTGGGGCTATCGTAATGGTGAAACTAAAGATCAAAGCAGAAACATTAGCCCTATAGGGTTTATCATAGGCGGAGAAGAATTACACAACAATCATCATTTAGATCCTGCTAGTCCTAAATTAAGTAATCGTTGGTATGAACTTGACATCGGCTGGATATATCTACATATTTTACGTTTTTTCAAATTAGCTAAACTACGTACATAGCCAAATACGCATAAATACTAATTATGCGCATTTCAGACTTTAGAATTCACAACACACAAAAACTAGACCGTATTCTTGCAAAGTTATGCGAGATGATTATTGACGGACAAAAACGTGACCCTGACTACTATGGTATGGTAGCAGCGTGTGTACTTGATACACAAGACGAGGCCGTTTGTGCAGTCAATTATCAAAAAGGTGACCAGCGAGTTCACGCCGAAAAAGCAGCAGTTGAAAAGTACATGAATCAATATGGAGACATCCCTGCAGGAAGTATTATAATTACCACACTAAGTCCATGCAGTGAGATGATGAGGGAACGCTACGGAGACGATTGCACAGACTTAATAGAACAGATAGGAGTGCATAAAGTATACTGCGGATATGAAGATCCTACACAAGATGACAGTAGTAACTATATGCATAAGACATTTCATGTCATGTGTACTAGAAACGACAAAATCAAAGAACTATGTAAGTCCTTTGCAGATACTTTCTTAGAAAAAGAAAAGATAGCAGAGCATAAGCAAATAATGGAAGCAGTATTAAAAGTGAATACTGAAGAAATGGTTCCTAAATTTGTTGAGTGGTCTAGACGAGTATTGAAGCTCAAAACTAATCCCGAAATAGAATTAAGTTATGATACTGAAGAAGCACAAAAAGGACATCATACTGGTCGTCATACTACAGATGACAACAAAGTATGGGTTTATGCAAAGAATCGTAACTTAGTGGATATATTAAGAACAGTGTTTCACGAATTAGTTCATGTACGCCAAGGTGAGTTGAATATGATTAAGCCAGGTGATAGTTATCCTGGTAGTCCTATTGAGCGTCAAGCAGATGAAATGGCTGGAAAGTTTATAAAGATATTTGGTGAAAAGCACCCTGAAATTTTTCAATAACATATAGGAAAACATGACAGAATCTATATTCAAAAAATATGATAGAACCAAGCGCAGAAATAATTTAGGAAAAGACCTTGTGTTTTATGAAAGTGACAAATGGACAGCCTTAGCACCATTGGATGAAAATTCATTAATATATCATTATCATGTAGCTAAAAATTGTTTATCTGCACCAGAAATGTTTCCGGAAATGTTTAGAAACGTAAGATCAATTGGGCAGGTTGGAATGTTATATCCAAAAAATCCAACACACGAATATGAAAAATATGAGTTTCACTTTTATTATCATTTAATACCAAATTTTTTGTTAAGGTATTTAAAAGAAAAAGGGGCTTTTACTGCAGGATTGAAAAACAAATTATTAGAAAACGATTTTAGTGAACAAGATATAGAAAATATATTAGATGTAAATTACAGTACGACAAGCGAACAAGAATATAAAATTTGGACATTGACATTTGATATAAAGGATGATGATTTAAGGCCTATTTTAGAAATTTTAAATCTAGAAAATCATAATATAATTTCATTATCTGAGTTGATGGATCCAGTAAAATTATTTTCAAATTCCTATCTAACCTTTTCAAAAGAATTCTTAGAAGGTAACAATTTACAGAAACGAGGACCTAGTAATTTACAAGGAACTTTTTATTCAATTAAAGAGCTGAAAGAACTTTTACAAGATGAATACGAAGTTATATTAGCAAAATATTTTGAATCATTTCCTAATTGTGAAAAACAATATGAGATGTACAGTTTTTATGATAGTATGCAGTAAAATATGAAAGCAAGTGAATTTATAACAGAGTTATATGAACCAAAAACTAGTTTTCCATTAAACTGGTATCCAAGTCACCACCCTAGCGAAGCATCAGCTAGAGCATATGATAGGAACAAAGGTTACATAGATATTAAATTCACTCCAATATTAGGTTCCGATGATATGGTTGAAGTAGAATTTAGTCGCAATGATAGTTATGACATGACTGGTGGCGGTGATGCTAACAGGGTATTAGGAACAGTATTACAAGCATTTCGAGAATACCTACAAGGTTATCAACCTAAAATACTAGTGTTTAGTGCAAAGGGTGCAAGCCGTAGTAAAGTGTATCAGAATTTAATAAAACGATTTGCAAGTACTGTAGGTTACAAACAATTTGATATCAGTAAATTAAGTCCAGAAACACAAGAAAAAATTGCCTTTAGTGGTAGTGATCTTATGGTATTAAGAAAATCACTGGTTAAAGAAGATATTAAACCTAGAACATATGCAGGTAACGTGCAGGCGGGTAATTATTTAGTTAAAATAGATCAACATCTTGTAGATAGAGCAGTTGAAAGAAATGTTCCACAGCATGAAATTATAAGCACAATGAATAAATTAAGTAAAGCCAAAGCTAAACTTAAAACTTTAGCTCCCGGTGAAAGTTTTTATATTCATGATAACACCAATGGTTTGTATGTATTATTTTATACTTTAGATTCTGATAGAAAAGTTTATATAGCCAGAACAGTTTGGCCCCATAAAAAGAAAGATAGTGTTTTACCGATTATTCAGGTGGCATGATGAGAGCAAACGAATTTTTAATTGAGGGCAACTGTCTATATAAAGAAGATGAACTAGAAGAAATGGCTGGTGAGATTCATGGTGGAGTTCGTAAAGCACTAATAGATCAAGGCTACAAATATTTAGGTAGTGGGATTGATAAACAAGCATACTTAGAACCAAGTACAGGTCAAGCATTAATTATTTTTGGTTATAGAAAGAATATTGATGATTTCAGTCCTGATCAAAGAATGTTTATTGATTGGATTAAGTATTGCAATGCTAATAAAAATAATCCAAATTTACCAAAATTTAGTGGCTTTGAAAGTTTTAAATTCCATGGCAAAAATTATATACAAGCTAGAATGGAACCATTGCAAGAAGTAACCGATCAAGTAAAGAACCTTGTAAATTATCTTGAAACTGTAATAGATGAGATATCACAAGGTGACATAAATGCTGCCTTTGAATATTTGGCAAAAAAAGGTTATTATGATGAAAAAATAGACTACTTTAGACCTTACACAGTAAAACAAGTTGTAGATTATTTAGGCGGGCTAAAACGAGCAAAAAACTTACTGCAAACTGTGCATGATGTTGCGGTGTTTGGCGCAAAAAACAATTATAACATAGATTTACATTCTGGTAATTATATGAAACGAGCTAACGGAACTATTGTAGTGAACGATCCTTTTGTAATATGGTTGAGATCATGAGAGCAAATGAATTTTTAATTGAAGGCAATCGTTTGTATCATGCTACCACTCCCCAAGGTTTCAGAGGTATGTTAAAAACCGGTTACATCTTACCGAGCAGTCCAGAAATACAACACGGTTGGGGATTTGGTGCCACAGGAATCGATGATGGCACTATAAGCATGACCCGTGACCCACGTTATTTGGTGTTTGATATTGTAGACACACAAATCATCTTAGATCGTGAGGCACTACAGCGTCATCATAAAATCACGCCATATGGCAGTGAAGGAGAATTTGAAGAACGTGTTACTAAAGCTATTCCCTTTACTAATGTATATGTTAAAAAGGTTATCTTCCTTGACGAAAGACCTGGGCCCAAAACACTAAGAAAATTAAAAGATTTAGGAATTCCTTATATCACTAAGTGGCCTGATAATCCGATAGATCGATATAGGATGTATAAATGAGAGCAAATGAATTTTTAGTAGAATACAAGCGGGACGTAACTATACAAAAGTTAGGTCAACCACTATATCAAAAAATGATTAATGATAGAACCGTACAAAGAATATACGGTGATGACCCATTACAAAATATTGATCCAAACGAAATAATTGAGTTTGGTATTGATAGATTTCAAGAGGCTGACCCTACACCCAATAAACAATTTGTACCTTGGTTAGTAAGACTATACGCAAAAGACCCTACATTTAAGTTTGAAGATGTACTAAGTCAAGTTCATCCTTACTTAGAAAAGTTTTATAAATTAAACATGCGTAAGAAAATTCCTAGTCCACGCAATGATGTAAATCGTTATGCAAGCTTTGCAGATTTTATGGGCGTAATGGATGAATATGAAGATCCTGATAAAGTAGAACTAAAAGATAAAGGTCGTGCATTTACATTATATGATGACGAAAATTGGCGTGTTATAGTTCCACAAAACGAAGCAGCATCGTGTTACTATGGTCAAGGCACACGTTGGTGCACTGCTGCTACAAAAGCAAATAATATGTTTGAATATTATGAAAGTATAGCTCCATTACTTATTGCAATACCAAAAAAGCCTAAATATCCCGGAGAAAAATATCAACTACATTTTGGTATATCTATTGATGATAATCCAGTGAAAAGTGATTCTGATGCTTTAGATTATGCGAGCCAATCAAGTGATTATGCCGGTTACGATTGGAGTGATTACCTTAGTAGTGATGATGTAGATATTGATTTTGAATACGGTCAAATAATGGATGAACGAGATAATCCTGTAGCAGGTCCTACCATTATTACAAGAATGGGTGATAGTTGGGAAAATATGCTAAATGCGTATGTTCAAAAATTCCCTAAACATCAATGGCAACTAGAAAAGAATTTAGAGCAACTGGATACAGGGTTTATTTAAATCCAAATTAGTTGTTTATTTTACACATCTATGCTATACTATATAGATGATCAAATTACTCTTTCCCTTACCCAAAAAGTTAGTTGTCGCATTCAGCGGCGGCGTGGATAGTGTAGCCGTTGCTGATTTCTTGCGTAGGAAACATGATGTAACATTAGCATTCTTTCATCATGGTACAAAAACAAGTGATTGGGCACATACTTTTGTGCAAGACTTTGCTGGTGCAAGAGAGTTGCCACTGGTAGTTGGACATTTAACTAAACCATATCCTGATGGTGTAAATAGTCAAGAGTTTTGGCGCGATGAACGGTATAAGTTTTTAGAGTCATTTAAAGATCCAGTTGTTACTGCGCATCATTTAGATGATTGCGTAGAAACATATATTTGGTCAAGTCTTCATGGCAATCCAAAAGTTATTCCGTCACAAAGAAACAATGTATTACGCCCATTCTTAACTACATCAAAGAGTGATTTTCGTGATTGGGCAGAAAGACACGATTGTGGTTGGGTTGAAGATATGAGTAATACTGACACTAAATATATTCGCAATTATATTAGACATGAACTGATGCCGCATGCATTACATGTTAATCCAGGATTACACAAACTTGTAAAAAAAATTATTTTAGAAAAGGATAAAAAATGAATTTGACAGATTTTTTACTGATAAAACACGCTTATAGAGAAGTTTTTGAGCCTTCTCATAGGTTTTCCTATCCATGGAACGAGGCTTTCGTAGATAATACAAGAAGTATTACTTATAAAGATTTATATGAAGAAACTCAAAGATTCGCAAAAGTGTTGCAAAATAGAGGAATTAAATCTGAGGATCACATTGCATTAATTTTGTCAGACAAAATAGAGCTAGCAGTTTGTATATTATCTTTATGGTATATTGGGGCAGTACCGGTGCTTTTAAATTTACGTGATTCAGAAAAAGTATTAGAAACACAATGTGAATTGACTGATGTAAAATTAACAATAGATGAAAATAACATTAATGATTTATACGCACTT